CGGGCACTTTATGAGTATTGTATTTGCGCAGGAAAATACGAAATATGGCAAGGCTGAATTGAGGGTTTTTAAAAATATGTATGTTACCCATCCGGAACAACATTTTGAACTGGCGCAAAAAATTGCATTGTTCTTTAAAAACCACAAGCGCAAGAAAATATTTTTGTATTATGACCGTGCAGCCAATCAGCGGAAGAAAGTGTATGAGAACAACCAAAGCGGAAAAACCGATGCACGTATTCTGCAGAAGCATCTTAAAGATTTAGGATGGGAAGCCGAACTTAAGGACCTTGGGCGCGAAACAATTTATCACAAGTTGCATTATATTTTGTTGAATATTCTTTTTGGTGAAAGGCAATCCAATACTCCGCGTATTAAAATATGCCAATACGAGTGTGAGGAACTTGTTTCGAGTATTTACATGAGCCCTCTTAAGCGATTGGGTGGAGAAATATTCCTCGATAAATCGAGTGAAGATAAACTCGACCTCGAAGATCAGGCCTTGTGGAGTACCCAAATTGCAACCTCGTTGATGTATATGCTTTACGGGTTATATCAGAAGTATATGCCAGGCGATACTATTGAATACTCGCATTATTCCGGCTTGTAGTTGTCCTTTAGAAAATCAAAACCACAAGCGACATTCGTACTATGGAAATAATCAGCGGAATAGAAGCCATACAAACCATGCGAAACATGCGCCATAGCGGTGTGCACTTTGTGATGCATCACCTCACATGGTCAGAATCTCGACAAACAAGCAACGGTTTGCGTGTGGTAAACAAGGCGCGACTTCGTCCGGCACTTCCGCAAGAGTTCAGCAACGACATTAACCCTGATGAACTCCTACCCTACTACGACATTGAGAACGAATCGGAAGGCATGTGCCACAAAATATTAATCCGCAAAGTGGCATATCCGCCCGACTATACATTAAAAAAAGTTAATTGGCATGACAACTACAACGATTAGCCGTTATGGTAACTTTGGTGTTGCCGAAGATATAACCGGCAAAAAAATGACATTTCAGGTACTATCTACGTCGGATGCCCAGAGTATCGAAGATGACATTGCAGAATTCTCGAACTATGGTTTCGTAGGCGATAGGTTTAACTTCGATGGTTTTACAATTGCAACCAACGGTGAGCGCAATACATTGCCCGATGAACTGAGGGTTTTGGTTAAGAATAACCCTATTCTGCCGGAGATTCTCAAAAAGCAAGTGCGCTTCCTATATGGTTATGGACCGTATCTTTACGATGAAGACATAAGTGATAACCTGCTTAAGCGCAAATGGCACGGGCGCACCGAACACCCCGAATTCTTTATGTGGCTCGAAAGCTGGACTAAGAATGGATTGCGCGATAACTACGAAACCTATTTCAAGAAAGTAATCATGAACTATTACTACACCGAAGATTACTTTTCGAAACACCTTCACAACGTCGGCCGTCGCATTGGTATGTTCCCGATCCGTGGTCTCGAACATATATGGACTACCCGGGCACGACTTGCATCCGACCAGCTCATTCCCAATATCAACGAGTTGAAAGATGAAGATTTAAACTTCGTGGTTGTGGGCGATTGGCTGAATATGTACACCCAACGGCTTGAAGCTTACGCACGCTTCCGCGAAAGCAACCCGTTTGCCGACGAAAACTGTGTGAATTATGTGTGTGATGCCAGCTTTGGCGATATGATTTACAGCAGCCCAACTTATTACTGGGGCTTAAAAGATTGGATTAAAGGCTCAAATTTGAACCCGAAGTACATCAATTCATTTTTGAAGCATTCGTTTGGCGCTAAGATTAACTGCATCATTCCCCACACCTGGTTTGTTACTATCGAAAATAAGTTTCGTGCATTATGCGAAGAAAATCATGATAGAGATCAAGGAGGCATTGCACTGATTGAGAAGTATGAAAATGTTAAGCTGATAAATGATTCAAACGAGCCATTGCCCTATAACGAATCGATGGTGCAACAGGCCGTTGATTATAAAATAGAAAGCCTGATGCAGGTAATGAGTGGCGAAGGTAAGAATCAGGGTAAGATATTCTTTAGTCGTGCCTTCCGTGCTCAGGAAGGTATTGAGTCGTGGGACTTTAAAGAAATACCTACCAAGTATGGCGACTACATCGACGCCATTACCAAGGTTGACGAACGCATGGTAAAAGTTATTCTGGCCGGTAAAGGCCTTGACCCCGCCATCTCGAATGTTGGCAGCGAAGGAATATTCAACAACTCCGGGGCACAGGTATATTATAACTACCTGGTGTATCTCAGCAGCCTCACACATGCCGAAGAATACTGCACCCAGGATATTAATTTTGCGCTTCAGGTAAATTTCCCACAAATCTATAATCAGGGCTTGCGTGTGGGCTTATATCGCAATGTGCCACAGCGTTTAGAGGAAACCAGTCCGGCAAATCGTCCCTCAAATAACATTCAATAACATGGCAACAGTAATTCCATTCAAAACAGGCGAAGATATTAAAGGCTCGCTGAGTCAGATTAATATTGATTTCGAGATTGATAACGTGCAAAACAGCTTTATTAAAGCCAGCGATTTGATAAAAGATATGATTTCGCCGGCTATGTGGCAACTTATGATTGACCACTACAACAGCGACAACTATCAGGCAACACCAGAACCGGTTGAAGAAGGTGAGGAAGCCGACCCCATGACTGCAGTTTATGCGCTGCTCGATACGCTGGTTAAAAAGGTTCAGGATCCACTCGCTAATTTTGGAATGGCCGAACATTTCGTATGGCTGATGCTTCGCATTAGCAACGGTTCGGTTACGGTTGCCAAAAGTCAGGACGAAACTACAGCATTTAAGTATCTCACCGACGAAGCTAAGGAACAGCTAATTGAAACAGCATACATGTTTTGCAACCAGTTGGTTGATTTCATCAACGAAAATGCAACGACATGGACAACCTGGGCAAAAGAAACACCCTACTTGCTCAATGCCATTGTGCGCTACGGTGATACATTTTATAAGTGCAACCAAGCCCACACCAGTGGCGAAACATTTGATGAAACAAAATGGACTGAATGCGAAGAGCACGAAGTAATATTCTGGCAGTGGTTAGAATCGGAACAATATGCCGAATTGAATAACGAAATATTCACGAGCTACAAAGACTTTAATAAGTATTTCGACATCAACCGTTCGGCATACTTCTACTACAAGCTGCGCCATATTATTAACCGTGTGAAAGATGAAGAAATTGAGCCGCGAGTGTTCGAAGCAGTTACCACCGACCAACTTCGCACTAAACTAAAACGTGCAACGGCTTATTGCTGCATGGGTATAGTGTGTTACGAATGGGATTTCAATTCACTGCCGGCAAACATTCGCCGGGTGATATCAAACGAAATGGAAGCCTATGGGCATAAAAAAACCGATATTGATTTTGTTAAAAATAAAATATCGGAATCCTACAAACAAAAGGCGCTCAAAATGTTTGCCGAACTCGAACGCGAAGTGGCAATGCTTGCCGAAGAAAAAGAGAAAGCCGAAACCGGAGTAGCACCGGAAGCTACCGAAGTGTACGAAACCCAATTTGACGAAAACAAACCATACGCATCAATGCTATGATTACAGTAAACAACATTAATATTCCCAGCGAATGGGATGAGCTAAACACTACTCAATACATTGCTGTGATAAAAGTTTTGCAGGAAAGCTTTTCAGGCGAAATCGACATTGAGAGTGTTAGATATAAAATATTAAAAGCAATAACAGGTTATGTCCCTTCTAAAAAAAAGCTAAAATTAGAAATCATCGAAGAAATTAACAGCAATTTGAAAATAATATATGACAAGATCCGATTTCCGTTTTGTTATGAATATGCTGAAGTAGAAAATTATATTGCTTTGGGCATGGAGGCTCGATTATTTCTTCATAAATACCTACCAACGGAGTGCTATTGTCCGAAACTAAGTAGAGAAATACAATCAGCATTACCACTAACGCCATCAATTAAGTTCGATATTCGCTGGCGAAAAAACCCACTGCCGGAATTTGTTTGGTGTGGCAAAAAGTATTACGGACCCAAAATTAATATTGATACATTCGGAATACTCGATACCGACATTACCGCCGGCACATGGGTAGATGCACAGAGTTATTACAATTTGTTTTTAGAAACAAAAGACGAGAATTTCCTACTAAATCTTGCAGCTCTGTTTTACTTCGATAAAAACAAACAACCGGTACAATCAGCGCCGAAGTGGGTAATACTTACATGTTACCTGCTAATGTATAACCTGCTCGATTATTTGGTAAAGCGTTCGGCCTACTCGGTATTGTTCAACCGCCGGCATACCAGCGATGGCGATAAAGATAAAATAAGCCTTGGGGCACAGGCAACAATTTACGACCTTGTTAAGGCTGGTTATGGCACCAATGAAGAAATACGCTCCGAAAGCCTGGTGGAATTTCTGAATATGCAGATTGATAAGCTAAAAACATTAATTGCCGAATGCCGTGGCCTGAAAATGAAAGACAGCGATATCCATCTTAAATTCAACATCCCTTACGAAGCCATTAAAAACCTATAATATGAATAGCAATTTTGTTGTAGAGATATTAAAATACTTTGCCAAATATCCGGCAAAAAACGGAGTTTTAAAATGCTTTACCCGGTCAAACGAAAAGCTTTCGGGATATAATACCCTGCGGACCTATATGAATGCACTGCCATCGCCCGGACTTTTCCCTGAGATTGAAACATTTATATTTACAACCGACAGTACCAAGCTCGAAAACTATGTGCGCAATGCTAAGGGCTATATAATGCTTATTGAATTCGGGCAGCTGGTAGGATCAGCCCCTGACTCCATGAAAAGCGTTGATATTGACTGGTATTTTGCAGTTACCATTGCCCGTGCTGCTGATCCGGCAAACACCGATGCCATTGAAGAAGCCATTATAAGCAGCACCAGCCTCGATTTGTGTGTGAATATACTGAAACAAATGCGCCTTGATGATGTTGAAATATGCCACAAACGGCAAAATCTCGAAAGCGACGTAATACTAAGCCCGGTAGAACCGGCCATGCTACTCAATAACGTAGGTTGGACATTCACATTCAAAAAAAACCTTGACAATATATTCTGATGCCCAGCCAGATTCGCATAAAAACCCAGTTTGTTTCTTCGGTACTGCGCGAAACTGCCGAAAAAATAAGACAGCAACAACAAAAAACGGCTGTTGATTGGGGATTATTCGAAACCGGCGAACTATATAAGATGCTCGTGGGGCACTTTTCGGTAGGTAATATTGAAGGTGGTGGCAAACTCGACATGCATTACCTTACCTATGCCCGATTCCTCGACATGAAGAATCCGCGAAGGCAAGTAAGAAAGCAGGGTTATCATATTTACAACCGTATAGTATTTGGAAGGTTGTACAATAGCGCTCTCCCAAGGCTAAAGTATGGTTTTACCGATGACATTAAGGCGCAAATTGCGGCTGAACTAAAACAGATTTACGGCAATTCGATTGAATGCAATTTATAATGATGTGTTATGGCAAAAAAACTATCTGATGAAGTCCTGAAATGGACCATAGAAATAAACGGCGACCAAGCCCGTAAATCGTTGCACGAACTGGAGCAAACAACCCGTGAACTTGAAGGCACCAACAAAAGCCTGAAAACCGAACTGGCTAAGCTCGAAGCTCAGGGTAAAAAAAACACGGCTGAATATGATGCCATAAGCAAATCAATTACGAATAACAATAAGGTTATTCAGGGTAACAAGCAACAGATGGCAGCCTTACGAGAAGAAATTGGCATTACCGGATTAACTATGCGCGAACTGCGCAGTCGTGCAAAAGAGTTACAGAACCAACTCGATAACATGACTCCCGAAAGTGATAGTTATAATATTTTGCAGGGAGAATTGGTTAAAGTAAGATCGCGCATGGACGAACTCCGCATTTCAACAAAAGCTATGGGTTCCGACCAGAACAGCCTAAAAAAAACTACCGAAGGAGTACAGCTATCGCTTGGCGAAATGAAGAAGGAACTACGTGAACTGCGCAATATGAGTTTTGCCGGTATGAACCCCGAAGAAATTAAGCAAATTCGTGAACGCATGGCACGACTTACCGAAGAAATACGAGATTTCCAAGAACAAAATATGGCTGCTTCTGAATCTGGAATACCGGCTTTTGTTGCCGGATTACAGGGCATAGTGGCTAGTGTGCAGCTTGTTACCGGTACGTTATCTCTCTTCGGAATAGAAAACGAGAAACTTGAAAAAAGCATGGTGCAGCTTATTGGTGTAGCACAGGCACTAGCTACCGTAGAGGATATATATGCCAGAGGCAAATTTAAAGTCATGGCAGCTACGGCTCAAGACACCATCGAAAAGGTTAAAAATACAGTGGCAACCAAAGGGCAAACCCTCGCTACAGAGGGGGCTACAATTGCTACCAGGCTATTAGGCAAAGCAATGACAAGTATGCCCTTGCTAACAGTTATTGCAGGTTTAACAGCCATTGCAGCTGGAATAGCTGTTTTGATAGTTAGAATGCGTAGCCAGATTAATACAACTAAATTGATTACCGATGCTACAAAAGCTGCGAATGAAGCAACAGCCGATGAGATTGCAAAAGTACAAGTTTTGGCAAAAGTTGCTAACGATAAAAATCAATCTCTTGAAAAAAGAAAATCTGCTATTGAGGAAATAAATAAAATATCGCCAGAGTATCTCGGAAATATCACGCTTGAAAATATTGGAACTCAAGAAAGTATAGATAAGATTAATGACTATATAATTGGAATACAACGCAAGGCAAAGGCAATGGCATACAACAAAATGCTAAGCGAGAAATATATAGAGCTTGCAGAGGCGGAAATGAACACATGGGAGTCGTTGGGAGCAGCACAAAAGGCATTTTACAAAATGACAGCATCAGGTGTAAGTGCACAATCGCAACACCAGATAGCACAGGCACTTAGAGTCAACTCAATTTATGAAGAAATTGAAGCCATTAAGGAACTTGCCGCGGCTGAATATGATGCCAATAATGCAGGTGGCGGTGGTGGTGGTGGCGGTGGCAATAAAAATAACAATATAAATGAATTCAGTATTCCCGATGCCGATGACGATGCCGCCGAAGCAAGAGCCTTAGAACGGTTCAATTATAGAATTGAGCTCGATAAACGAGAAGCTGATGAAAAATTGCGAATAAAAACACAGTTTGATAGTGCATTGAAGCAAAAAGAAAATGAAGCAATCGAAGAGCAAGAAGAAGTTATTCAAAATAAATTAGCAGCAGAGGAAGCTCGTAACCAAGTGCGCAGCGAACTTCGTTTGAACTCGGAACAGCAGATATATGAAGAATCAAAAAAACAACTTGATTTTTACTTACACGAAAAATATATCTCAGAAGAGGAACATGCTAAGCTGCTGAAACAACTTGATGCCGACATGCTTAATAGTCGCATGCAAAAGTGGAATCAGGCTTTCGAGTTTATTGGAGAAATGGCCGGGCAATTTACCAATCTTGTTACCGGAATGATGGATGTTGAGCTTGAAAAAGCAGGAGACAATGAACGAAAGCAAAAACAGATTCGCAAAAAATATGCTGATTTGCAGTTTATTGCTACAATTGCAAGCATGTTTGCAAACCAAGGCCTTGGTGTAACAAAAATTTGGAGCGAATGGGGAGCTAATCCAGTATTGGCCGGCTTGCTTACCGGCGGCTTGCTTGCGGCCACCATTCCGCAAATTATGATGGCGCAAGCGCAACGCGCAAAAGTTAAGCAGCTTGCGACCGGCAATATTGGCGAGGTTATTGGCAAATCTGATGGTAGAACCTACAAACCTGATTTATTAAAATCGGTTAAAACCGGTTTTTACAATAAACCATACATGGCTTTGTTTAACGAGAATCCTAACCGGCCGGAACTTGTTGTTGATGGTGCCACAACTGCAAAACTTAAATTAAACTATCCTGAAGTAGTTGAAACAATTAGGTATGTAAGCCAGCATGCAACCGGTAAGTACGATGCAATTACTGCACCTGGTAGCAGCACTACAACATCACAAAATACAATACAGCGCAATAACGATCTTACTGCAGTACTAATAAATTCAGTTGAAAAACTGAACAATACAATTGATGATGGCATTGGAGTGTCATACGATAAACTCAATAAATCTGACAACGATATTACAAATGTTTTTTCGAAAACAACATTGTAGTTTGTCCTTTCGCAAATAGAGCGTTTGCCATATTTTCACAATAAAAAACTATGGAGACAACACTTTTAGCAATTAGTGGTTCGCTTATTCTTATTCTGCTTGGGATAATTGGTTTTTTTCTAAAGAGTTTTAACAATAACGTGCTGCGATTGAACGAAAGCAGTATGAGCCTTGAAAAAGCAAGTGTTGAGCTAAGCACAACGGTAAAATATATGCAAGGCAACTGTAACTTGCGACACAATGCTATTGATAAGCGGCTCGATGCGCATAGCAATGAACTAAAAATACATAGTAAGCAAATTGCATCTCTTCAAACATCAATCAAAAAAACATAATCATGAAAAAACACCTTGTTGCGATAATTTGCATTACAATAGTTGTTATAGCACTAATATTACCATACGTTGATGGCCTCACAACTTCATTTGTGCACGTTGATAAAACTCAAGTATCGCGGGACCGATACCTGGTAGTTGCCGGGCATGGTGCTAAATACCTGAATGTGTATCAAACACCCGGTAAACAATCGCCCGAGTGGGCAGATGGCCTTAAGATTTATGAAGGTTATAGCTGCAAGCTATTAGCCTACGACCTCGTTTACAAACTGCTCAAGGCCGACTTTGATGCTGTTTTGCTAAATCCTGATTCGTTCGACATGACACTTGTTGAACGAGCAAACCGTATTAATCAGTTGTTCAAGCTCGATTCGCGGGTAGTTGTTATATCGTTGCATCATAATGCGCAAGCCGTTGATTGCAAAAAAGCCGACTACAAAGATAATTACGGCCAATGCGGTTATACTTCAACAGCTACAGGAGGTGCGACAGGCATCGAAATATATACATCACCGGGGCAAACAAGAAGCGATACCTACGCAACTTATGTATTTAATGCAATGAAAGAGTCGATGCCTCAATTTACCTACAGAACCGACTTATCGGATGGCGACCCCGATAAGGAAGCAAATTTTACTATTCTTTCGGCTACTCACAGCCCTGCCATATTAATAGAATGGTTATTTATGACAACATATTACCCCGACTGCGTTGCTATTGCAGACGACAGCATAAGAGATATATATACTACTTCTATTGTTAACGGCCTAAAAAAACACCAAAATGAACCAAAAAACTAAAATAGCACTGGCAATACTCACACTGCTTGTGCTTAGCATTTCGGGCAACTATTGGTTGATTCGGCAAAACAAAAAAATGTTTGACCGATACAACGAGATGTATGATAATTTTCATGATGTTCTTATAGAGAATAACAAGGTTATTTACCTCGAAACCGAAAAGCAGCTTGCAAAACTGTATCCGGCTATCGACAGCCTTGCTAAAAAGTTGGGTGTTAAGAACATTACCAATGTTCACAACACATATTATAAGTATTACCTTGGTGACACTATTATCACACAGCTTATTGCCGACACCACGCCCGGGATATTCACTTTCGAAATCGACACGGCCTGCATAAACATGGCAGGAATTGTTGATGTGACTTCGCAGAAGCTGAAGCTGAGCTACTTTTCCCTGTCCGATAAAATAACAACATTTTATTACCGGCAGCGCATCAGGCTATTCGATTGGAAGTGGACACCCCGTTGGGGACGATGGGATTACTCGGCTGTTACACATAGTAACTGTACAGACAGCATACGTACCGAAAGTATCACAATTAAAAAAAACGTAAAATAAATGGCTCTCACTTTAACCAAAGAACCGCCAGCGATTGCCCTTAACGGCAACGACCTTGTTTACGAAATTCAAACAAACAATTATATTACTCAATCTGGTGATAAATCGTACTTGCGTTTGCTTTTTTCTGGTGATATTCCGATTGCAGATTCGCAAATAAGAATATACAGTATAGATTTTGACCTTACCTTTACTTTTGTTGAAACCCCCGACAATAGCGGCTTACAACTTAGCAATAATTTTTTATCGGTAGAAGCCATGGCCGAAGTCATGGCCAACGCATTAGGCTTAAATTACTATATCAATAAATTTTGCGAAGTTGAATATGTTTATGGTGAAGATGAAATATCGCGAATACACATAACGTATAGAGATATTGGAAAAAATGATTTGAGTTGGCAAAATATATCAGCTGCAGGCATTGTTCAGTCTGGTCAATATAATGGCCTGGATATAGCAACTCGCGACTCGTATAAAATTCATATTGTTGACTCTGCCGGCAACGAAATGATGAAAATACCCGACACTAACAATAAGGTAGTGTTCAATTTTAAACAACTAATTGAATTGGCAGGAGGATTTAAGTGGCCTGAAACCGAACACGAAGCATTGCTTCATGAAAATTTCGTACAATCATTTATTGTAAAATATTTCGATAAATGGGAAGGTACCGATCCACAGTTATTGTATTCGGTTGCTAAAACGGTAGTAATGGGCGCAATATCACGTAAGTCGCTTGCTTATTTAGCAGAAAACGCAACAAACTGGTATGATTTTATTACTGCTAATAAAAAATTCCTCACATGGGCTCCGGCCTATAAAATAATCGACAGTAGCGCAACCGTGAAATTGTACTTTTTTGTTACCGAAAAAATAACCGGCATGCAGGCACGTATTCGCATAAACAACGACGATGAACAAATATCATCATTGTCGGTGTTGAGTGTGAGTGATGGGGCGGTGTATGAAGTCATTGTAAGCCCCCGATTATTGTTCAACGAAAACGATATTATCGATGTTTGGAAATACGATGTTTGGTTAATAAAACAGAACGGAGACACAATATCAGAGGTAAAGGAATTTTACCTCGATTGGTTCTATCACGAATTTCGTCGCGAATTTCTCTTTAGCAACTCATATGAAGGTGCATACGATTCATTTGTTTTTTACGGAAAAAGCGAAGAAACAACCGAACTTTCGAACTATTTGTACGAACATCGCGTATTTGATACCGATTTGTCGGGCATTAAGCAATCAAGAACACTACTACACGACACATTCAAAGCTACTACGGGGTATTTGAATAAAGAAACCCTGTACTACTTAGACGAACTGTTGCACAGCAGCGATCGTTATGAAATTATCGGCGGCCGACTTTACCCAATATACATTACCGGCAGTAAAATATTTCGCCGTCGCGATGGCGAAGACTTGTATAAACTGCAAATTGAATATGCAAGAAGCTTTAAAGAAGAATACTACGACAATATTTTACCCTCAAGTGGTATTCCGTATGTTGCAGGGGCTACTGCTCTTCCATCGGGAGGCGGTGGCGGTGGTGGGCATATTATTGTTGATTCTGCAGGCAGCATTAAACCACAGCGCAAATACCTGAAATTTACTGCATCGGGCATTGCAACAGTAACAGTTACCGACGATATGCCGGGCGATACCACAATAGTAAATATTGATGCCACACAAGCCGAAGTTGAAACATCGGCATGGAAAAACATTAACCTGCAACATATCGATACAACCCCATTGAGCGCACTGTCGATACAAACCACTATCGACCTGCGCAGCGTGGTTGGTGCCGGCGATGTGGTTAAGGTTAAAGTGGGCGGCGCGTATAAATATGGGTATGTATTCAGTGTTTCCAATCAGGTAATAACATTTCGTGGCGAAGAAATAAGCGGCACAATTCAGGAATTGCGAATTGGCTACACACCTGCAGTGGGTGGTTGGTATATGGTGCCCGAAGTAGTGGCTTATGGCTCGTGGGCTGATGCCGATGAAAGCACGATGATTGCTAACGATATACGCAGTCAGTTGAATCTTGGTGTCGATAATTTGAAAGTTCTCTGCATTAAAGCATTTTGCCGCGAAATAGATACCGGTGTGCCCAATGCTCAAGCAAAATTAGTTGTAAAAGCCGACGGCAACAACCTTAATACTGCTCTCGAAATTGCTTCGGCAAACACATGGTACTACTCTACCGAAATAAACACAAGCAATAATGAACTGAACAGAGTTTCGGTAATTGAAT